CTATAAATTATCAGCAGAAGAAAAAGACGAACTCTTTGCCAGTAATTTTGAAATCTGTGCCGAGAAGTGTGTAGATAATGAAGTAGCGATTAAAGAACATTTCGGAGTTGACAGAGCAAGGGGTGAACAATGACAGACTTTGAGATCCAACGGATGGCGCATAACCTCGGACTTGTTCACCAAACAGGGCAAGTCAAATGGTTAGTCAAACAGATTCTTCGTAAACACAAACCGCTAACCAAAACGGAAAAGATCTACTTAGCGCATCTCACACAGCCTTATTCGCTCATCGAGTTGTCAGAGCATTTTGGCTGCACAACTGAAGGGGCAAGGAAGCATTTGAAAGCGTTAATGGCACGAGGATTGGTTGAGAGGGAATCAAAGTACAAGTGGACCAACGGAAAGCACGGTGCTTGGGCCTGGTATTACAAAGCAAGGAGTAAACAATGACACAACATTCTGAATGGTCACCATCAGCCGCAGACAGGTGGATTGCATGTCCAGCATCCATTCGCTTATCGCGCGGCATTCCACGTTCACCGGCTGGCGATGCAGCGCAAATCGGTACAGCCGTTCATTCTCTATCGCAAATGGTCTTGGAGCTTGGCGTTTCGCCCAACGGGTATATCGGCCAAGAGATTGATGGCATCACGATCACGGATGAAATGGCGCATTGGGCGCATGTGTATACACAATTTGTGACGGACTTGGAGCAGGACGATTACGGTGCAGCGCTTATCGAGAAGCGCGTGACGGTAACGAACTTATCAGGTGCCAATGTGTTTGGAACGGCTGATTGTGTGGCGTTTAGCGACACGGCTTGCGTGGTGGCGGATCTTAAGACAGGCATGATCAGTGTTAGCCCTGACTCGCCACAATTGAAAATCTATGCGTGTGGCTTATTGAACACCGTACCCAAAACGGTTGAAACGTTTAAATTAGTTATCGTGCAACCGCGCGAAGAGCCAGCGATCAAAGTGCATGAGATGAGCCGCCATGATCTGATGGCGTGGAAGCAGTCAGTGCTTGATCCTGCCATCGCAGAAACGATGCGCGCCGATTCGCCAACGAATGAAGGCGCGCACTGTCGTTGGTGTCCCGCTCGCTCCGCGTGTCCTGAAAAGGTTGGCAAGGTGTACATGATTGCCAACACGAAAGAAGTTGATGCACTTAGTGATACAGAAATCAATGCACTGCTTGGCGTTGCTGATGATGCCGAGCAAACGATCAACGCGATCAAGCAACGGGCAACGAAAGCCTTAGAAGATGGGCGCGCGCTTGCGGATTGGGAGCTAGTCGCCAAGCGCGCGCAGCGCAAGTGGCGCAGCGAGCGCCAGGTGTTGGAATTTGTCAGCGAAACAAAAGGCGCGTATAAGGTCACGCCTTTGACACCCGCGCAAATGGAAAAGCAATTTCCAGAGATTTTCAAGAATTTGGATGAATTGGTGACATCCGAATCAAGTGGCTTAACACTTGGGCGCAAGAAAGCGCCAAACTTCACCGCTTAACGCCTTAAAAGGAAACTTGCATGTTAGGACTATCTGGTGGTGGATCTGGACTCCCCTATATTCGTTACTCGCCTCAAGGAAACGCCTGGACGAATAAAGAAGGACAGGAAATCCAAATGAGTCAAATGGTGTTTGATATTGACGCCACACAAACGGGTTGGTTGCATTTGGATGTTGGTGTGCGTGATTGGCAACCGGACCCAGAGTTAGGACGGAAAGGTGCGCAGCCAAGCGAAGCGCACAAGCGCGGATTTGTTGCGCGGTTTTACAGCAAAGCGCTTGGCATGGTTGAGTGGTCATCGAATGGTGCCGGCTCAAACATGGCGCTTGAAGGGCTTTACATGATGTGCGCCAAAGATCGAGCCGTGAACGAAGGCAAGGTGCCTGTTGTGAAGTACGTTGGCGCTGAACTGATGAAAGTTGGCAAGGGCAACACGCGCAAGCCAAGGTGGGAATTGGTGCAATGGATACCGAGACCCGCGGCGATGGATGGCGAAGATGAAGCACCCGTTGCGCCGGCTCCCAAGGTGGATGAAGAATTTTAAGCGTCACAACGGAACGCGCCCCGACTTTTTAGTCGGGGTTTTTTGACGCCATAGAAAGGGGAGTCAATGAACGCAGAACAAATGGCGAATATGCTTGGCAACGCCAGGCGCTACAAGCGAGGGTGGTTAGCTTCTTGCCCTGTACCAGGACACGGCAGCGGTAATGGCGATAGAAACCCATCGCTTGCTATCACGGATGGCGATAATAAGTTGCTGTTTAGGTGTTTCGGTGGGTGCGATCAAGAGTCGGTGTTTAACGCTGTCAAACCTATGCTTGGCGATGGAAGGCTAGCGTGGAATTCATTGCCGCCAAGAACATTAAGGCACGATCAACTGGACAACGTTAAACCGATCAGGCTGAACGAGGTTTATGCCTGGGACTATGTAACAGACGATGGCGAGATAACGGCTCAGAAGGTGCGTTATGAGCTTCCAGATGGCAGGAAAACGTACAGGCAATTTAGGATCGTCGAAGGGCAGCGGATACCAACGATTTCGGGTTGGGAGCCTATACCGTTTCAATTGCCGCTGATGTCCGCCAATCCGAATAAAGTGGTGTTCATTACGGAAGGCGAGAAAGCGGCAGAGCATTTAGCGGCATTCCTTGGTGTTGTGGCGGTATCAGCGCACGCCGGAGCATCAGATTGGCCAGAAGCCATCACGCCATATTTCAAAGACAGAAACGTTGTGATCTTGCCGGATCACGATTTACCTGGTTGGCGTTATGCCGCCAAGGTTGCTCATGCTTTGCAAGGCGTGGCAGCGCAGATCCGTGTCATTGATTTAGGCATGGATGTGATTGGTGATGATGCTTACGAGTGGCTCGATCAGGAAAACGACCTCGAGGACTTGAAAGCGCTAGTACATGAAACGCCGATCTGGCAAGGCGAAGCGATTGAGCCGCCAGAGCGATTAGTTAACGAGAAGAAAGCCGAAAAGGAACCGGAGTCAGTCACACCTGAATCGGAACCGTTTAGCGATCAAGCGCCGCGCAGGTTTCGTGTTGAGATGTGGCGTGACGCCAAAGACGAGCCGGTGAAATGGTTGATCGACAAGATCGTGCCAGAGGGTGGCTTTATGGCGTTGTACGGGCCACCAGGAACGTTTAAGTCATTCATTGCCTTGCACATGGCAGCCATGGTTGCAAGTGGACAGGCATGGCTTGGCCATGAGGTCCATCAGCAAGGTGGCGTGTTGTATGTGGCAGGTGAAGGGCATGGTGGTATTGGCACGCGTATCGCAGGACTTCGAAAGGATTATGGCTTTAACGACATACCAGTTGGCGTCATCCGTTCGCAAGTGAACCTGAGATCATCGGAAGCGGATTTCACAGATCTTTTGCTCGCCATCGCGGAGAGCGAGATCGAGAAACCGCGGTTAATCATTATCGACACATTAGCCAGGGCGTTCGCCGGTGGCAACGAGAACGCCAGTGAAGATATGGGTGCATTCATCGCGCAATGCGGAAGGCTTCAAGCCGCCACACAAGCCGCGTTACTTGTTGTGCATCACTCAGGAAAGGACGCTTCGCTAGGACTTAGAGGGCATTCGAGTTTCCTGGGTGCCGTTGACACGCAGATTGAGATCACCCGCCATCAAGAACAGTTATCAGGGCAACTAAAGCTGACAAAGCAAAAGGATGGCAGGGACGGTATAGAGGTTTATTTTGCGCTTGAAACGGTAGCGCTTGAATCGCCACAAGGATTGGGATTTGAGGATAACGAGTCATCAACGCTTGTCGTTAAAACGTTTACGGGTGAGTTACCTGACATTGATACGTTTGAGCCGCCACAAGGAAAAGGGAAAAAAACAGGGCGAGGAAAGCATCAAGTAGTGGCGCGGGAAGCGTTGCGCCATGTCGTTAAAACGCAAGGCGAATACCGGATTATGCAAGGTGAAAGGCATCGGTGCGTGACGATTGATGCGTGGCGCGAAGAGGTTTATAAGCGACTCGGAAGCGATGTCGAGGAAAGCGATAAGCGCAAACGGTGGAAGGAATTGCGCGATACGCTGTCCGAAAATGGGTATGCCGCCATGAGAGATGAGTGGGTTTGGATAGCGTTAGCGTCCGAAATGAGTCGGAATGAGTTTTAGCGTCCTAAATGGCGGTGTCCGGAATAGGTTAAAACGTCCTAAAGTGTCCGGAATAGCGTCCGAAACAGTCCGGAATACGCCACGAACAAAAAGCGAACGCGTCCGAAATGTGTGTGTGTCTGAAAGACACACATTCGGACGCTTCAATGTTTCGGACGGTTAAGTAGGACGCTAGGGGTTTTGTGTTTTTCCCATGGCGGCCTAAACGGAAAGTGTGAAGTGGGAAGTGAGAAGTGGAAAACGAAAAAGGAAGGAGTTGATGTTATGGCGGGTAAACAGCGAAGAGGGAAGGTTCATACGGATCTTCATGGCGGCTCACCGTTTGACGGATTGAAGCAACCGTTTGAAGAGAAGGATCAGATCCTTTTGGCGATGAATGCTGTGGCGGTGAACGTCATGGCGAGGAAACGCAAAGCGGATGAGCGTTGGGGATTGGATCGTTTGGCGGAATTAGTGAGTGAGGAAACGCGCTTAAGGTTTTGGAAACAGTTGGCGCGTTGTCGGTTGGCGTATCAAGCGCGTGACGTTGAAGGGTATCGCTCGGCTTGTGGCGGGATGATTAGAGCGTATGACGCGTTAGAAAAGGAAGCTGAATCGCTTGGCGCTGATCCGGTGACGGTTGATGTGATGGAGGGTCAGCGGGACGATGGGACTGTTTTCGGTGTGGCGGCTAACGCTGACTCGGCTTGGGCGTATTCGTTACAGCGTCCGAGTGTTGACGTGTGGACGTTAGAAGAGTTGGCGGTGATCCTGGCCGCGCCAGTGTTTACGCAAGCCGTGAGACTTAAGCGCGAGATACCTGGTTGCGAAGTGATGTCGATCATTGTGCCGGATGATGTTGAGCCAGTGTTTGGCGGTAAATCGGAAGGCGAGTATGCGTTGAGCGATAAAGAGATTTTGGCTATGCAAAAAGTTGGAGAGTTAAGTCGAAAGGGATCAGCCAAATGATTTTCAATGGTTATTTTTTTTGAAACTGAATATTTGTTTTTTTGTTTTTTATTGTGACATCGATATGGGGGTAGCGCTTGTGCGCGATATTTTTCATAGAGTCATGGTTTGTCAAATCATTCTTACGATCAAGTCTGCATCGAGTGGCGATCGCAAACGCGATTCGGCGCGAATCGAGAATCGTTTCGCTTCAAGCGTAGTCGGCCGCGGCCGCTCTTGAAACAGCGAAGCATGGCAAGCGCGGTGTCGGCTCGGGTAGTGGCAAGCGATAACGTCGGCGCAAAAGGCCTTAAAAGGGCCGCTGACGCGTTAAATTGATCGCTTGGCTACTACCCTACACTGAATGGTTGATCGTTGATTGTAGGCGCGTTAAATGGCTCCGGTTGAATGGTTAGGTTAAAGGTTAGCAATTACAAGGCCCATTACGAAAAAACCGCCGATTGGCGGTTTTCGTTGGTGGGCGTGTGGTGGGTGAATTGATCCAAAACAAAAGGCGCCTATCGGCGCCTGGTTTAGTTCAATGGTTAGCGATCAAGCAGCATTAGCCATTGGCTTTTGGATTGGATTGATTGCCCACGCTGGCGGGCTCTTGCTTTCGCCGTCGTCGGCGAATGAGCGAAACGGCATGACAACGCCAACAAAACTTGCGCTGACGTCTAAATGTACTAAGGCGGCTCCATTGCCATTGTGCGCGACGTGAATGAGTTGGTTTTTGCTGCCCAAAAGTTTCGCGGCTTTGGCGAATCGCTCCAAAAGCGCGGGCCTGAATTGAGCAATTTCGCCTGATACTCGATGGGGGATAACGCGCTGTATATCAGGAAACTTTCCGTCGATCGCGCTGAAATTGATAGTCGCGCCTGTTACAGCAGTTATGGTGCCCGTTAGTCCGTCAGTGTCGATAATGACGCTATCAATATTTTTTGACGCTGGCTTGAGCAACTTGATAACGTCCAAAGGCAAAATGAATTCAGCGTAGGTAATATCTTCATTCTTTTGCTCGCTGCGATGAATGCCTAAGACATGCCCGTCAGTAGCGGCCAACCTTGTTTCGCCTGCGCTTGCCGTTATATGAACGCCATTGAGGTAATAGCGAAGATCGTTATCTGCTGCTAATACAGCAATGGCTTTTAATGCTGATAGTGTGGTGTAAATTTTCATAGTAATAATCCTATAAGTTGAAAAAAACGGCGAAGGCAAATGCGACGCCAAAAATAAAAGCGATGGTCCAGTCGATAAGGGCTTGTTTCATAGTTGCTAAACAGTTTGAGGGTAAACGGTGAAAACATAACCGAGATTGTCAAGAGTTGATCCAGCGCAACTCATGATTTCATTCAGCAGTGCCGGCGAATGCTTTTGGAGTACAGCTTTTGCTGCCAATGCGTGCCTGGCTTCGCAATCAAGTGCGTGGTCAAAAGGAATTGTTGCTGTCCAAAAGGTTTTGTTATCTCGGCGAATTGTCGCCTTAATACGCGCGCCTTTTACGTTGCTTGGTCCGAGATATTTCGTGTGAATGGCAATGGGCATTTTTTCTCTCCTGTTAATTGTTTCGCTTGATTGCGATGGACGAAACGATAGCATTGAAATGCTTTGATCGGTCCGCCGTTTGTCGGTAAAGTTTTGCCGTTTGTCAAATTTAAGGGGGAAGCATGGCTGGCCAACCACAAAAGCGGGCCGATATCGCAATCATTGAGTCAATCGGCGAAGAAGACATATTGGACCGGATCGCTAGCGGAAAAAGCGCGACGGCGATCGCCAAGGAGATTGGAGTTCGCGGGCCGCATTTAATACGCTGGCTGAAAGCGCCAGAGCGGGCCGCTCTCTACGCACGCGCACGCGAAGAGCGGGCCGCAGCGCTGGCGGAAGAAGCGCTGACGATCGCCGACGAAGCGAAAGACGATCATAGATTGCGCGTCGATACGCGCAAATGGTTCGCAGCTAGGCTCGATCCTCAATTATGGGCCGAGCAGCGCGGGCCGCTTGTGACTATCAGCATGGACACGCACGCATGGTCGGCGATAAAAGACATCAGCCAATCAATTGACGCGCTGCAACATGATTAACGCTGTCTCGATCGCTTTACCATGCGCGACAATTGTCGCTTAATCGCGCTTTCGACGACAATCTAGGCCGATGAGATTCGATGCGGACCCCCTCGACCGATTTGGCGGGGGCGGGTTTGTCGCGGGACCCCACACCCGCCGCCTGTCGTTCCGACGAATGGCGACCAAAAAATTTTAAAATTTTCATCCGTATAGTGTTACGCTTGCACCAAGCAAGCAAACACATGAGGGATGACATGGCGATTTATGGATATGCAAGGGTTAGCACGCAAGAGCAAGTGGATAACACGTCACTTGCCGAGCAGATAAGGAAGATTCAGGGTTTGGCGCTGATCCGCGGTGAGGATGTGGGCCAGGTGTTTATTGATGAAGGCGTGAGCGGTTCAGTGCAGCTGGCCAAGCGCAAAGCGGGGGGCGAGTTGGTTCAAGCGCTGCAATCGGGTGACGTGGTGGTGATTACGCAATTGGATCGCGCCTTCCGCGACACGGTTGACGCTTTGACGATGGCAGAGACTTGGAAAGCGCAGGGCGTGAAAATGATTGTGCTGGCGCTTGGTACAGATCCGGTGAATAACGGATCGAGCTGGTCAGAATTTTTCTTTACGCTTATGGCGGCAGTAGCGCGTCTTGAGCGCCGCCGCATAGCCGAGCGCATGGCCGATGGTCGTAAGAGCAAAGCGGAAGCTGGTGGATGGATTGGCGGCCATGTACCGTTTGGGTATCGCAAGGACGGAGATGGCAAGAGCGCAAAGCTAGTGCGCGACGAAAGCACCTATCCGGTGTTGGAATTCATGGTTGATATGGCGGATGAAAGAAAGAGTTACAGAAAGATTGCCGCCATGGTTAAGGAAGAGTTTGGGATGAATGTGACGCATACCCTTGTGCATCGTGCGGTGGTGAGCTATGGCGGACAATAACAACGAGATTTATCGCAAGTACCGTGAACTGGTTTTGCGGTACCGCAAGAACGCGCCATTGTTTGTGCGCGAAGTGATTGGTGTTGAGCCTGACGATTGGCAAGAGGAGTTTTTAGAGGCTATCTCGCGTGGCGAGAGAAAGATCAGCGTGCGATCGGGACACGGCGTGGGTAAATCTACGGCCGCGTCTTGGGCGATGATTTGGTTTATTTTGACGCGCGGTCCTGCAAAGGTTGTGGTGACAGCACCAACGTCATCGCAGTTATACGACGCATTGTTTGCCGAGATTAAGCGGTGGATTAAGGAGCTTCCAAACGCTTGGGGCGATCGTCTGGAGATGAAGACAGATCGCATTGAGATGCGTGCCGCGCCGCAAGAGTCGTTTATATCGGCCAGGACATCGCGTGCCGAGCAGCCTGAAGCCTTGCAAGGTGTGCATAGCGATCATGTGATGCTTGTGGCGGATGAAGCGTCGGGTATTCCAGAGTCCGTGTTTGAAGCCGCCGCGGGTTCGATGTCAGGGCATAGCGCCGTGACGATTCTGCTTGGCAACCCAACGAAATCGAGCGGGTTTTTCTTTGACACGCACAATCGTTTGAAGGATGAATGGTGGACGCGTCGCGTGTCTTGCTATGACTCGAGGCGCGTGTCGAAGGACTATATCGCTGATATGGCGTCGCGCTATGGCGAGGAATCCAACGCGTTTCGGATTCGAGTTTTGGGTGAGTTTCCAAAAACGGATGACGATACATTGATTGGGTTTGACTTGGTAGATAGCGCTTTCCATCGTGACGTATCGACATCAGAAGATGCGCCTATCGTGTGGGGATTGGATGTGGCGCGATTTGGTACTGACGCCACGGCATTGGCGAAAAGGAAAGGAAACGCTGTCAATGAGATTCGCAAGTGGAAGAATTTGGATTTGATGCAGACAACGGGTGCCGTGGTTGCGGAATACGAAGCCGTGAAATTGGAAGACAGGCCTATTGAAATCCTGGTGGATTCGATTGGGTTGGGTGCTGGTGTTGTTGATCGACTCAGGGAATTGGGCTTGCCAGCGCGCGGCATCAACGTTGCAGAGTCCCCTGCCATGGGTACGATTTACGTTAATTTGCGTGCCGAGCTATGGGGCAAGATGAAAGCATGGCTTGAAAAGCGCGATTGCAAATTACCAAAGGACGATTCGTTATTGGCGGAACTTGTTGCACCGCGTTACACGTTCAATTCCAGCGGCAAGATGAAGCTAGAGAGCAAAGACGAGATGCGCAAGCGCGGGATTGGTTCGCCTGATATGGCTGATGCGTTGGCGTTGACCTTTGCTAGCGACGCAGGCATTGCGCTTTACGGCAAGTCCTACACATCGAAATGGAACAAACCATTGAAAAGAAATTTGAAGGCAGTTGTTTAACAGGAGAAAAAAAGTGATTGACGATAAATTTATTTCGACATCGGAAAAGGCTTACTACGAAACGATTGAAGCCAATGGATGGTTATCAGCAAACGATATTGCTGATCAATTCAATGTTCAGACTTATGGCGTTCATCGTTTGCTAAGGCATTTGCTAGAGCGCAAATTGATAAAGCGAAAGCATGTTTACAAGAACAATCGCTGGAGGTTTTACTTTGCTTTGCCTGGCGTAAGCGATTCGTTGCTTAAAGAGAAGCCGCCACTGGAAATGATTGAAACGTTACTTGGCAAGCAAGAAGGTGGTTTGTTGACGTGCGAAGAAATTGCCAAGGCTTGCAAGTTATCCATGACAACAACGTATCGTTACATGCTTCAAATGATGAGTGACGGTGTTGTTGTTGCTGTTGATACCACGCATCGTTTTGGCGGCAAAAAGCGCCGCTATAAACTGGCCAATCAAAACTCGGAAATTAACTTCAACAACCCATTCAACTTGCGGGTGGCGTGATGTCGATGTCTGCTTACAGGGTCAGATCAAAAGCAAAAACGGATCGCGGTGATGCGTGCTTGAGCTATATGCAAAAAAGATCAACGCCCGTCACGGTTAAAGAAATGGCCGATAAGTTAAAGATCAACCCGCGGCTTGTTCAAAACGTTTTTGATGTTTTGCTTGGCGAGGGAAAAGTGACGCGAACACTAATCAGGGTCCAATCGTCTTTGGCGAAAAAGCCGGCTTGGTCTTACGGTTACAACGCTATTGATCACAAGCCACAAACAAGAAATAGGAAGCTGGCTTGGAATAACCCGTTCAATCTTGGCGGTCCAGCGGCGTGAGAGATTACGTTGCAGGGCAAGCCACTTGGCGCACCGTAAGCGATGAACCGCCACCGCTAGGCGTGAAAATGTTGTTATTGAATCCTGGCGGTGTGTGCGTTATAGGCACATGGAGCGATTGGGCGATTGCTTGGTCGCCATTACCGAAGATGAGCGATGCCATCAAACAACAGTTAACGAGGGGAAATCATGACGGATGAAGAAGTGCTGGAATTCGCCAGGCAATTGAAGATGCCACATAACTTGATGACGAATAAGATCATGTGGGCTGACAAGTTGATTGCTTTGGCGAATCACGTTGAAAATGAAGTCACACAGCGTTGCGAGGAAAGGCTTGAAGCGTTGTACAGAAAGTATGCCGCCGATCAAGATTTTGACGCTTGCGATGTCATCCAACAGTGCTGTTTGGCGTTACAGGAAAAGGGAAAACCATGAACCTCAATCAATTGGCGGTAAAAGCCACAGTCAATAACTTAGTCGAGAACATTCCGATTGAAGTCAGAATGGAAGTGTGCAACGAAATGGCCAAAGAGTTGCTCGAAGAGTCCGACAAATTGCTTGATGAGTGCATTGAGTTGATCAAGAAGATCAGGGGCGATTAACACGCATCTTGATTTTTTTCAAGTCTTCGTATAGGGTTTGTGCATGAAAGCCAAACCCGTTTGGGACAAGCCACGTCCAAAAAGCCTTGGAAAGCCCGATAAGCTATCCAAGAAAGAGAAAGCATCCGCCAAAGCCATGGCGAA